GTAGGCATGATGGGGTTGCACAGCCGGTGGCGTCTGAGAACGGCGACATCGCCAGCACATTGCGAACCGGCGGCAACGACCACGCAGACATTTACAACAGCGTGGCTACCGCCATGCAAGTACGCCGCCTTACGCCAGTTGAGTGCGAGCGCCTGCAAGGCTTCCCTGATGGCTACACGGAAATACCTTGGCGTAAGAAACCTGCGTCAGAATGCCCCGACGGGCCACGCTATAAGGCGCTCGGGAACTCATGGGCGGTTCCTGTGGTGCGCTGGATCTGTTGCCGCGATGATGGCCGGGATGAGTGTGGACTGCTCCCACTGCCTGAGTTCGTGAATCGTCATCGAGTAGATCCGCAGACCACCAGTGCGCGGTTGATTGATCTGAAGCTCGACCTCGCTGACGTCGAGGCTGAATTTTTTGATTGCACCGAGCGCGTAGATCTTTAGCTGATCCGAGTCCTCATCGACGTACTGCGCGCCTGTCTTGAGGTCGAGTACGACGATGGTGCTGCGCGCCTTAGCCAGCGCAATGCAGTCTGCGGTGCCCCTGAGCCTGACGGCCTCGCTCTCGCAGTAGCTGACCTGCTCCTCGACCCTGACGTTTGCGCGGCCAGCAAAGCGCTCCAGATCCTTGATCGCCTCGACATGGCTCGCGGCCATCTCGCAGTGCCACTTTGCGAGCTTGACGCCTTCCACCGTGTCGCCTTCAGATTCAAATGGGTCAAGATCAAACTGATAGCATTCCTCCGCGAGCGCGTGAATGGCAGTGCCGGCTTGCGCGGCGTCTCCTGATGGAGTTGGCGGTATGTCCTTGGACAGCAGTGCGCTGGCTGGGCACGCGATCCAACGCGAGGCGGCAGAGGGGCGCAGTTCAAGCATTGCTGATCTCCCGGCTTCTGAATGCATCATCGATTAGTAGCTGATACGCGAGTGACCGCACCTCATCGCTCACGGCCCAGCCGAGGTCTTCTCTATCCTGAAGGCGTTTGAGAAATTCAGCCTTTTGCTGGTTGCTTTTTCTCTCGGCCTCGAGTTGAGTGCCGAGGAAGATGATGTGCTCGCGCAGGATGCTGCGCTCGGTTTCTTGCAGTGGTATATCAGTCATAGTCATTCTTTCTGTGTGGCCGTGGGCAATCTTCTGGAGGTATCACCACCGCCCAGACTGCTCGATGCCATCTGGCGCCTGTGATGCTGACCCAGCGGTCGATGTATGAGTCTGGCATTGAGCGAAGGATGCGCGAGAGGTGCGTCTCATCGACTCGCGGCAGCAGCGCCATGATCTCCTGCACAGTCAGCCCGTCAGGTGCTGCGCGTAGCAGGGTACGCACATCCTTGATGCGGTTGGCGTTCACTTTGCCCTTAGCTGCCGGCATCTTTCGCGCTCCTTCATGGTGATGTCTGGGCTGATCTCAGCCACCGGGCACAGGTGATCTCTGGGTTCTCGCGGCATCTTTGCCGATAGCCACATCGCGCCGATCATGACTGATGCGCTGATGATGACCATCGCCACCAGGCTGGCGTAGTCTATGAGCTTCACGGCTGGCCCATCTCGCGTATGGCCTGAGCATTTGCTTGCAGCAGGCTTCTGTAGATCGGGTTCTCGCAGGCCATTGCATTGGCGTCTAGCATTGCGGCACAGGCTTCGCGCTGGGCCTTGACCGCTGCTTCCAGTTCCGAGCGGTAGCAAAGCGTGTCGTCGTCATCACCCTTGCATGTACAGGTAGGAGCAGTGCCAAGTTCCCAGCGCTCTCCGCATTTCCAGCATTGTCCGTAAAACATCAGTTCCCCCTTGCTCTGATGGCAGCGCGAACAGACGCAGCGCCCTCACGCCAGCCTTTTTCAAAGCAAAACTGCTGTTCATTACTTAGAGTCCAAAATTCTTCATCAGGCTGGACATCTACATTGGGTCCAAACTCTGGATGCACTTTAATGTCTAGGGTTATTTTCATTTAGATCTCCTCTCAATCAACTCCATCACCGCGGCATCGCCAGCCTGCGCCTCAGTGGGCGCGAACAGCGCCCGATTCCTTGCTGCTGCACCCTCTCTAGGATCGCAGAGATAGTACACCGCGAGCGATTTGCGGTATTGCCCTTGAGGGCAGGTGATCGGCTCGGGCAGGCCATGCCAGGCGCGGGTGGTGTCAAACACCACGGCGCGGTTAAAGAGCGGCGCGATTGACTTGACCAGTTCACCGGGCTTGCCATTGTCATCGCGCCACAGGCCGAGGGCGCCACCCCACGACTCATCCCATTCAGGGTTAAGGTACACGATCAGGTTGAGTCGGCGCTCGAGGCCGAGCTTGGGGTGGATGCTGTAGTCCAGGTGCGTGTTGAGCTTGCCGCCTGATCCGTGAATGTGCAGACCGCCGCCATGCAGCCCGAAGTCAGGGTAGAGCTTGCACTGCGTCAGGCGCTCAAAGAGGCTTATGCACTCGCGTGAGTTGATGTCAGTGAAGAACTTGTAGAGCGCTGGCGTGAAGGCGTGGTAATTGTTCAGAGTCTTCTTGACCTCGACGGCGTTGTCGTATGTGTGCCACAGGTCGCAGCCAAATGGTGGGAAGTCATCGCAAAGCTGACGCGCTAAAGAGTCCTCAAAGAATCCGTCAATGACCAGATGAGGAAACGGGTCTAGGCTATCCCAGTCTTGGATCATCTGCCGGCACCGTAGGCCGCGATCAGCGCGGCGTCTGAGCGGCCATCGTCCTTGACCCGAGAGAACTGGGCAGCGTGCGCCGGGAAAAGCTGGGCGGCGCGGTAGCGCGATCCATCCTTGCCCTGCGGTACATCGAGCGCCTTCTGCCAGGTGCGCGGTGGGATCGTGGTGGTGGGGATGTCAAGCGCCGCGAGGATGCCGAGGACTACGCCAAGGCTTTGGCCCATTGAGAACATCGAGGTGACGCCTTGGCCTGGCATCGCATTGAGGCGTTCGAGGTACGCGCTCGCGGGTGCCGCCTGCTTGATAAGGCGTGCGAGTTCTGCGGCGTTGACCATGCGCTTATTCTTGCCGTTACGCTCCATGCTGAAGGTCGGCATATCGTGGACATCGATCAGTCGATCTTTCTCGACCACCGCGATGGCGCCATTGAGGCCGATGTCGATGCCCAGGGTTCTCACGCCTGCTCGGCCTTTTCCAGCGTCTGTGAGAGCGTTTTGATGCGAGCGGCTACCAGTGCCTCGGTTGCCTGCTCCAGACGCCTGACGGCGCTGTAAAGCGGCTCCGTGACGCCATTGGCCCAGCGGCTGACCTGCGACTGATCGATTTCCGCTACGCGGCAGACGTCGCTCATCTTGAAGCCGGCAGCGGCAGCTTTGGCCTTGATGTCAGAAAGTGCTTGCTGGGCGAGGGTATTCATGCCTAGAATTGTAAGGCCAGCATGACTTATCAGTCAAATGGCAGGGCAAAAAGGGGGCGAGGTACAACCCCGCCCCGAAGCATGGCAACTGCGGGGAGACGCCGCAGCTAAGGCGTGAGAAACTCAAAAACCCGCGCCTCACGGTTGATTATCCTGCTCGGAATAGTTGAGTAAAGTGTAGGGGAGTTCACAAGATCGTCAACAGGAGTATGATCCAGACATCAACAACTTAATTGGAGAGCAAAAATGTCCAACATTCTCGGCGAAATCTATCAGAACTTTCTGCGCACAGGACGTTACGACAACAAGGGTCGAGAGATTGGCTACGTTGTTGGCTTGCGTGATGACGGCACCAACTTTTATGCATGGGTGCAGAACACACGGCGCATTGATGGAGAGTGGGAAGAGTTTGGTGCCCAGCAGCACAGCAAGTGTTTCGCAAGCCAATCTGCCGCCACTAATTGGGCTTACGCCACTGCCAAACAGCGCATCGCAAAGCTCGCAGCTTAACAACACCCCGCCCGGCGCAAGCCGGGCACTTTTACTCAGGAGACCCACCATGAACACCACCCGCCGCCACCCGCGCACACTTGAACAGGCTTTCGGGCCATACGAGCGAGGCCACATCTACGAGGAGGTTGAGCCTTTGCCTTTTGTCGACAAGGTGATCCTTGCAATCAGCGGCAGCATCGCCGTGGGTCTGCTGACCTGTATGCTCTTTGGAGTGATCTGATGGTGCAGCAGCAACTCAAGGAGATCGTCGAGCAGATCGCCACCGAGATGGCCCCGCGCTCCAGTGCGCTCGGTGTCCTGACCTCGGCAGACCTGCGCCAGATCATTGAGCGTGCGGCAGAGCAGGGGGCCATTGCCGGCTGGCTGTGCGGTATGCGCACCGCGAGCAACATCGTTAAGCAGCAGAAGGAGGCATTGAGCCATGACTGACGACGAGATCATGAAGCTCTGGCGCCAGCACTACGAGGTGCTGGGTTTCGCGCACGCGCTGATGGAGAAGATGAAGCAGGAGCCGCAGCGCGAGCCTGTCGCGTACATCGCCACGAATGCGCTGGGTCTGAAGTTCTTCCGCTCGCGCCGGCCTGATGACGTTTACAACCCTGTGCCTCTGTATGACTTGAGGGGCAAGCCGTGACTGACCGCGAACTGATGCAGCAGGCGCTGGAGGCGCTGGAGTTGTTGGCTCGGTACGAGAACCCGGCAACTAAGGTGCAAGTTCGCAAGCCCCGTAATGGTGGACCAATAGTGACTATGTACCCGCACAAAGTGGCAACAGAAGCAGCAGCACCGTTGCGCGAAAGGCTGGCGCAGCCGGAGCAGGAGTCAGTGAAGTTTTGCACAT